CATTCGAAAGGTGGAGCAATAGTGAAGGATGATGATGGCAATCCATTAACCTTCCACGACAAGATGATTGCCAAAGCTAGTAGGGTAGGTAAACAAGTTGTTACCTATGGCCCTGACCATCGTAAATACAAAGGAGGTAAATGATGCGAGCTACATTACTAAAATCAACTATTAAATCCCTGTTCCCTACACAGCGTACAGCGGCGATTGAAGGATCTCCGGGAGGAGGTAAGACAACCATCTGTGAAGAAGTTGCTAAAGAACTAGACGTAGGTTTCATTGAGAAACATATGCCTACAATGCTAGTAGAGGACTTCGGTATCATGTATCCCAATGGTGATGACATGCTACATTACAAGTTACCTGATTGGTTTCCATCGGAAGATAGGACTGACATACCTGACACTGGTATCCTATGTTTCGACGACAGGAACCAAGCCAATGCAGACTTACAGAAAGTCTTAGCTAACATCTGTCAAGCTAGAAACCTACATGGTAAACCACTCAAGAAAGGTTGGATGGTTGTATCGACAGGTAACAGACAGTCTGACAGGGCAGGTGCTAACAGAGTGTTATCTCATCTGCGTAATCGTGAGACTGTGTATGAACTTGAAACTCACCTTGATGACTGGTGTAGTTGGGCAATCGACCATGGTGTCAAGTCTGAGGTTATCTCGTTCATTCGATTCAGACCTAACTTACTGCATGACTTCGATGCACAACGTGACCAAAACCCTACACCACGTTCATGGGTTGAGGGTGTATCCGATGCACTTGGTATTGTACCTGCTGAAGCAGAGTATGAAACATTCAAGGGTGCTGTCGGTGAAGGTGCAGCAGCAGAGTTTGTAGGCTTCGTTAAGATATATCGTAAGCTACCAAATCCTGACAACATCATCATGAATCCTACTACAGCCGAGGTTCCTGATGACCCTGCTACGTTGTATGCACTGTCTGGTGCTATTGCAGAACGAGCAACTGAGAACAACTTCGAACGTGTTGTGACATATGCAGAACGTATGCCACCTGAGTTTTCAGTTCTATCAGTATCGTATGCAAGTCGTAAGAATCCAGACTTAGCTTCAACGCAAGCGTTTACGAAGTGGGCTGTTAAACATCAAGACGTACTATTCTAGGAGGTAAGTATGAAACTAAGTGACAAAGCACTACTGGTGCAACTCAATGTATCACAGTGGACTGCTCGTAAGTATGACAAACGTGCTACTGAACAGGTAGCACAGCAGAACAATACTACGATTGGTGCAGGTAGATACAACAAATCGTTGCTACCAATGAATGATTATCTAGATAATGTTCATAAGAAAACTACAGCTATTCGTGCCAAATACTATGCCAATACCCTACCATGGGGTATTGAGGGTACGATGTTGTTACCATCTGCAAACTATCTCAACTTCATGACTGAGTTCAGGAATGAGAAAGCTGAATGGCAACAACTTGTAGATAAGTTTTGGGATGAGTACCCAAGACTTAAGCAAGATGCACAACGATTCCTTGGTAATCTCTACAATGCTAGTGATTATCCTATGCTTCATGACATACAGCGTAGGTTCAACATGGACTTGGCTGTGTTTCCTGTACCATCGAATGACTTTCGTGTTCAGATTTCAGATGAGGAACTAAGTCGTATCCAATCTGATGTTGAGTCGAGAGTACAAGATGCGGCTGAACAAGCAATGAAGGAAGCTTGGCAACGTCTGTATGACAAGGTCAAACATATGGCTGAGAAACTTGCAGACCCTAAAGCTATCTTCCGAGATACTCTTATTGATAATACCAAAGAAGTTTGTTCGGTTCTATCAAGACTTAACTTTGCTGATGACCCTGACTTGGAGACCATGCGTCAACAAGTTGAGAGTTCATTAGTCAACAACCACCCTGACAGTTTGCGTAATGACCCTGACTTGAGACGTGTGAAAGCGGCTGAAGCTAAGGACATCATGGACAAGATGGGTGCATTTATGGGAGGTAACTAATGCAAGATGTAACTAAACGAATCAGTAAAGCTAAGACAGCATTGATTCTTGAGCATCCATTTATTGGTAGTGTTGCTCTCAATATGCCAATGAGTATTGATAACTCAGTACCTACTGCGGCTACCAATGGTAAGCGTGTCCTATTTAATGAGGAGTTTTGTAATGGGTTGAGTGATGAGGAACTTAAGTTCCTTGTTGCTCACGAATGTATGCACCCTATGTTGGAACACAATTTCCGTAGAGGTGAGCGTGATGCTTACAAGTGGAATCAAGCGGCTGACTATGTAATCAACAAGCTGTTGACAGATGAGGGTATCGGTAAGATGCCTGAACAAGGTCTACTTGATGACACTATATACAACAATGGCGGAGGTACCAGTGATGGTATCTTCAACCTTCTACCTGACACACCTGATGATGGGCAAGGTAATGGTGGTCAAGGTCAACCACTTGACAGTTGTGAAGATGGGCAAGGTTCACCTGCTGAAGTATCACAACAACAAGCTGAATGGAAAGTTAAAGTTGCACAAGCGGCTCAGTCTGCAAAGATGATGGGCAAGATGAGTGCAGGACTTGAACGTCTAGTTGATGCAATCCTTAAACCCAAAGTGGACTGGAGGGATGTGTTACAAAGATTTGTTGTCAAGTGTCGGTCTGACCAACGATCATGGGCTAGACCAAACAGACGATTCTTATCACAAGGATTGTACTTACCTAGTGTATCAGGTGAATCACTAGGAGAGATTGCCTTTGCTGTCGATTGTTCAGGCTCGATTGACCAAGATGAAATCAATCAGTTTGCTAGTGAGATTAGTACAGTATGGCAAGACCAAAGACCAACCAAGGTTCATGTAATCTATTTTGATTCCGAAGTATCACACTATGATGAGTTCGGACAAGATGATGAACCTGTTGTGAAACCACATGGTGGAGGTGGTACTGCGTTTAGTCCTGTATTCAAGTACATGATGGGACATGGTATCGAACCTGTAGCATGTATATTTTTAACTGACCTTTGCTGTGATGACTTTGGTGATGCACCTGACTACCCAGTTCTATGGGTATCAACGCATGATGACAAAGCACCATTTGGTGAAGTTGTAATGATGGAGGATAATAATGGGTGAAGTTAAGAAGTTAATGATTGAGGCAGAGACTATGTTGGTCACCTGTCTTGATGAATGGGGCATGACCAACGACCAAGCATTTACCAAGATAGGTAAAGAGTTAGGAGCAATGGCTGAACAGCATGTTCGTGACTTAGTTAATCAATGGAACAAAGGAGACCAAGATGGCAACTGTAAGATTTAGTGAACAATTAAAAGATACTATACAAGGCAATGCTAAGGCTATGTTCAAAGAGAATATAGATAAAGCTAAAGCAGATGTACCTGCACATTGGGCAGATAAAATGTACCAATGTTTCTTTCCTGCTGAGATAATTGCAAAGTTCAAAGCACTACCTGACTATGCAATGGATAAGAAAGAATCCATAGACTTTGGAGGGTTTGTCAACGCACCACAAGATGTTGTGTTTCAAACTGCTGAGTATAATACCAAAGCATATGAGTGTGATGATGTAAGACTTCAGTTCAGTACAGCACAACCATGGCCTAAAGATTTTGTACAATCTATTACAGGATTCAAATCCGAGTGGAGGTCAAGCAAAGCTGACTATACTGATACAAGATGGGATTGGTTAAAGCCTGAGTTCAAAGAATACAAACGTAAAATATTTGAACAAGAATCTAAACAAGAGAAGTTTCTTGAGGGTATTAAATCAGTCATCAATACCTACAGCACGTTGGCACCTGCATTGAAAGCATGGCCTGCACTGTGGGATTTAATACCTGAAGAAGCAAAGGAACGACATAAGAAGATTGTCGAGAAGAAGAAAGCCGAAGTAACAGACATAGGGGCAGACCTAGATGGTATGACTGCGGCTGTAACATTTAATAAACTAACTAAGTAAAGGAGTAATCATGTACACATGGTGGCAGAGTGATAGGTCTCTTAATACCTATCAAGAGATGTTGGCATCTTTCAACACAGCAAGGTGGCCTCATAAAGGTAAGCCTGTCAATCAAAACTGGAGAATGTTTAAGAAGGGTGATGCAATTCGTATTGTGTGTCAAGGCTATGGTACTGAACCATTGGCTGACATAACACCTGACAACATCATCACGTTTGTGGCTAAAGATAGTCACATCATTAACATGTCTCAATCTTATGTATCATCTTTTTACAGATGGTTTCCGTTTGTAATCAACAGACATCGTAAGGGTTTGTATCGTATTCGTCATACTAAAGACGTTGATGCTAAGATACATGAGAAAACTAAAGATAGTGGTGATAGATATGCAGTATACAGTACATTCAATTCTGTTATGAACAGTGGGCCTTCATACTTCAGTGGTATACAGTTCAACTTGTTGACAGGTGAGTGTCTTAATCAGAAGCCTGATGACAAGTTCATTGAGATACCTGCAAAGCGAAAAGAGTGGAGACAAATGCTTACTGCTTACAAGAAAGGTTTGAAAGCTAGAGCCAAAGTTCATGCGCTTGATGCTATCGCTTTAGAAGTTATTAAAGAACGAGAGAAATCAAAAAACAGTTATCATGCAAGACAACCCGATTGGTCATCAGAAGAATGGTTAGATTGTTTACAAGAAAGCATGACTACATTGGACTTTCCTAAACATCTTCTCAAAGGCTTCATAGAATCAAGTATGTCTAACAATGGTTGGGGTAGACAATCAGAAGTACCGACAGTAGATGAGTTAATCAAAACAGTAGATAGAATATTTGCTGACTTAAGTATCCCATTGCGTAGACGATTCAAAGTGTTTCAATCAGAAGGACATGATGAACGTACTGCTGAGAAGCATCGTTATGGTGGATACAAACTTGAGGCATCTTAACATGACAGTATTAGTATGGGATGGAGTAAGTTTAGCTACTGACAGACAAGCTAATGATGGTTCTGCTAAGTGGGAATCAGATAAAGCTTGGTATGTAACAGATAAAAATACAGGTAAGGTATGTATTGTATCGGGAGTAGGATTACTTGATGATGTAATTAATCTTAGAGAGTGGTACAAAGATGGTGCCTTGCCTGAATCATTCCCTGAACTTACACGGCACAGCTCACAGTTGATTGTCATTCACAGGGATACAGGTTTGTGGTTGTACGATGGCATTGCCCATCCAGTACACTACGGACATAACCTTCATGCCTTTGGTCATGGTAAAGACTTTGCTTATGGAGCATTAGCCATGGGTGCTACTGCCAAAGAAGCTGTAGATGCTTGCAATACATACAGTCTACATTGTGGCAAAGGTATAGGTATATATAACTTAAATGGAGAAACAGATGTCAAAGAAGTCTAGATACAATCGGAACAACATACTTAAAAAAGCTGACAAGCTAACATCAACTGACAGAGAAGTAGAACATGGTGATGCTAGTAAGAACTTTGAGATGGTGTCTGATTTATGGAGTACATACTTAGGTGTGGATATATTCCCACATGAAGTACCCATGATGATGGTACTGTACAAGGTTGCTAGAACTACAGAGAATCCACACAATGTGGATAACTATGTGGATACTTGTGGCTATGGAGCGTTAGCAGGTGAGCAAGTTCCTAATATAAATAAAACAAGGGAGAAGTAATGGACATCGTAACCATAGATTTTGAGACTTATTATGACAGAGAATATTCTTTGTCGAAGATGACAACAGAGGCATACATTCGTGATGATAGGTTTGAGGTCATTGGTGTTGGTGTCAAAGTTAATAACCACCCTACTGATTGGTATAGTGGTAATGATGTGGGCAAGTTTCTAAACTCGTTGGACTATTCTAACAAGGTTATACTTGCTCACAATACTGTATTCGATGGAGCAATATTGTCATGGCACTATGGTATCAAGCCTAAACTTTGGTTCGATACTTTATCTATGGCAAGACCATATCACAATGCAACTGTGGGGGGTTCACTTAAGAATTTAGTTAGCCATTATAACTTAGGTAAGAAAGGTGATGAGGTTGTACAGGCGCTAGGTAAACATCGACAGGACTTCACACCCGAAGAACTT